ATATTATTATATTAGTATATTATTATAATACTATGAAAGCAAAAAAACCTAAAAGCAAACTCGTAAAAGAATTAGACGTAGTATTTAGTCAATACATCCGGTTAAGCAATTCTAAAAATGGATTTTGTACTTGTGTAACTTGTGGGAGGTTATACGAATGGAAAAAAATACAAGCCGGGCATTTTATGAGTAGACAGCATTACTCGGTCCGATGGGATGAGAGAAACGTAAAACCACAATGCTATGGATGTAACGTGATGCAGCAAGGTAAACAATTTGAATTTAGTAGATATTTGGGAAAGGACCTATCAGAGGAGTTATATTTATTATCTAAACAAACGCAGAAGTTTACGGAGGGAGATTTATTGTTGTTAATTGATGTTTATAAATCGAAGCTTAAATCTTTGCAGTAATCTTAAAAATCAGTATATTTGCCATAGATCTGATGTCTTTAGTTTTAGTTTTTGGAAAGTGCGATTATTTCGGTAATCGCATTTTTTTTAAACTTTTTTTAAAATTTATTTTTTTGTATTAAAATTTATTTTATATTTGCCTAAACTTTAAAACTAATTACAATGGATTCAAAAGATGATTTAATCGACTACCTAAACTTTAGGGTAGATGCAATGCAAAGAGCATTAGAAAGCTTAAAAGTAGAAAATCTAAAACTACTACAAAAATTAGAGTACTACCAAGCTACAGTAGAAGTAACTAACCAAAACAATTTTATTTATGGAAACATCTAAAGTAACCGTTATCACGGAAGTAGGAGAGTGGAACGGAATGAACAAATTTAAAGTAACATTAGCAAACGGAAAGCAATTAACTTTTTTAGCTAAAGGAAACTTTAAAGCAAACATCGGAGATAGTATAAACTATCAAATCACTAATGAGCAGTATCAAACTGCAAAGCTATTAGGGAAAGCAGAAGTAAAACCTACTGCAACTAATCAAGCAGATGTACAAACTTCTATTATTAGACAAACTTGCTTAAAAGCTTCAGCAGAGTTTTATGCAACCCGGCAATTTGCAAGTATAGAGAATGTATTAGAAGATGCAGAAGTAATGTATAATTGGGTAATAAACGGATAATATGGAAAATGTTTTAATTAGTGGGATGTACCCAAGAGAGAGTAAGTTAGATTTTATTAAATTAAACTTAAATATCAAAGTAGATGATTTTGCTAAATTTCTAATAGAGCATAAAGAATACTTTGAACAAAACGAGGGATGGCTAAACGTAGATATTTTAGCGAGTAAAAAAGATTCATCGAAATTATATGCGAAGTTTACCAAGAGAGAGAAAAAAGAGGAGGTAAAAGCTGCATCGCATATGCCGGATAGAGATAGGTTAGTTAATACGGTAGATGATGATTTACCATTTTAAGATTGGGGAGGAAACTCCCTTTTCTTTTAACCTTATATTAAAAAATATTTTATATTTGTAAAAAAAACTAAAATGTTAGTAGACATAAACAATCAGATAGACATTCTCCGGGATATTAGGAGAGGTAACGTAAAAGAGGGATTAAAATTAGATATTCCCGAAATAGATGAATACTTTAGATTTAAGCCATCTAATATAAATATCATATTAGGACACGCTAACGTAGGTAAAACTTCCTTAATACTTTATATAATGCTTTGCTACGCTAAAAAGTATGGTACAAAGTGGTTAGTATATACAAGTGAAAATGAAACCTACGGTACTATAAGAAAGTTAGCAGAGTATATAACTGAAACACCGATTAACTTAATCGATGAAAGTGATTTTAATTTTGAGGTAGCTTGGATAAATGAGCATTTTAAATTTATTTCAATTGATAGAACGTATACTTATAGAGAGCTATTAGAACTTTGCAAGGAAGTTAAAGCAGATTGGGACTATGATGGTATAATGTTGGATCCATATAACTCGATTGCTAAAGATGGACCATTACTAAAAGAGATAGGAGGTAATGCTCACGATTACGATTACTTTGCAATGAGTGAAATGCGTATATTTTGCAAAGGCAATAAGGTAACGATGTGGATATGTACGCATCCATCTACGGAAGCTACCCGGAAAACACATAGAGATGGACATTACTATTCCGGACATCCAATGCCTCCTAATGCAAGTGATATAGAGGGAGGAGGAAAATTTGTAAACCGATGCGATGATTTTATAGTTATACACCGGTATATATTCCATCCTACTGACTATATGCTGTCTCATATGTATATGCGTAAAGTTAAAGAGATAGAAACCGGAGGGAGACCTAACTCAATAGATAATCCGATCCAATTTAGAGCATTAAAGAATAACGTAGGATATGAGATAGGAGGTAAGAGCTTATTAAAACTAATAGAGGAACAAAAATCACCATTTTAAGATGAGAAACACAATAGTAGATTATTACGGAGTAAAATTGAACTGCATATACCAAGCATATAGAGATATCGATGGAGAGTATACAGTAATTATAGATAACATATTAGTAGGAGAGCATAGTATATCTCCTTTAATTAATGAGGATATTTGGGAATATTTAGAACATTTAGTATTAGAGCAAACATTATGAAACAAACAGCAATAGAATTATTAGAGGAAAAATTATTAGAATTATTTGGAGACCATTTACCATTTGAATTATTAGATGAAGCCAAAGAAATAGAAAAGCAACAACAAGATGAGTTTGCTATTGGATTTGCTGATTGGTTAATATTAAAATGTGATTTTCAACAACACGGAGTTTTTGAATATCAAGGCAATGAATACACTAATAAGGAACTATTAGAAATCTACAAAAAAGAAAAAACATTATGACACCAAAAGATAAAATAGTAATAGATTTAATTAAAATCTGCAAAGAGAAAGGAGTAAGTATGTCTACTATATATGATATAATAGTAAATAGAGCAGATATATCTCCACAAACTAAACGTAATCAGATAAAACTATATGAAAAACTAAAACAATTATTATGATTAAAGTAGCATCAGATTTTAGTGGAGTAGGAGCTTTTAACCAAGCTTTAAATAGATTAGGTATTGAATACAAAGAAATATTTGCTTGTGATATGGATAAGTATGCAAGAGATACGTTTATATTAAATTATGGAGAGCCGTGTTATTATCCTATTAATGTATATGATAGAGAAATACCTAAAGAAAGTTTAGATATCTATATGACTTCTCCACCGTGCCAAGCATTTAGTTTAGCCGGTAAGAGATTAGGCAAAGATGATAAAAGAGGTATATTATTTTTTAATAGTCACGAATTTATTAAAGTAAATAATCCAAGATACTTTATATTTGAAAACGTTAAAGGACTTTTATCGGATGACAATGGTAAAACATTTCAAGAATGGATAAATATGTTAGGAGGTAAATCAGTAAACGGTAATTCGATATTATTTGCTCACGATGATTCAGTACCGTATCATATTTATTGGAAAGTATTAAATGCTAAAAACTTTGGAGTACCACAAAATAGAGAGAGAGTATTTATAATTGGTATTAGAGATGACCAAGATAATACTTTTAGATTTCCGATAGAATTTACTTTAACTAAACGATTAAAAGATATTTTAGAGAATGATGTAGATGATAAATATTTTTTAAGTGATGAAAAAGTTAAATATTTATTACGAACTGAAGGAACAACATTTAATATAAATGCTAATATATTAGAAAATGATTTGCCGAATGAATCTCGTACAATTCAAGCTAATTATTATAAAGGATCGAGAGATGCACAATATTTAAAAATAAAATCTGCTACTTCAAAAGGATATGAAATTGCAACTGAAGGAGATTCAATAAATTTTTGTGTACCATCTTCAGAAACAAGACGTGGGAGAGTAGGTAAAGGAGTAGCTCAAACATTAGATACAGGACCTCAACAAGCAGTTTTTTATAATTATAATATTCGTAGATTGACTCCAAGAGAATGTTTTAGATTAATGGACTTCCCGGATTCGTTTAAATGGAATGTAAGCGATTCACAAGCATACAAACAAGCCGGTAATAGTATAGTAGTGAATGTACTATATCTTATATTAAAAAATCTTAACTTTGATATTTATAATCAGCATAAAACTATATTATAAGAGTTTATGTTGGAATAAAGCAACAATTTTAAAAAATAAAAAATAAGAGATTTTGAGATAATCTCGCAATTTAAAAAATAAAAATATGGAAACAATTAAAATTAAAAGCAATGAATTAGAATACTCTTTTTCTTGTCTTAAATCAGAAAACGAAATAACTTATTACCTATTTGAAGATGGTAAGTTAATAAATAAAGCAGTAGATTTAGGAGATGGTATAGAATTAAATGGTAAATCTATGGATTATGATGAATTTGCAGAAATGTATTTATTTTTAAGAGCGATTATAAAAACCGATACTAAACTTATGGGAGAGTATATCGCTTCGACTGAAACTAAATTATTTGATTTGTAATCTTAAAAACTTATAAAAAATTAAGAGTATAACCTTAAAAAATTATATTATGGCTGATATTAGTAAATGTAACGACTTTTTATGTCCATCTAAAAAAAAATGCTATCGATTTACTGCACCAAATTCAATGTATCAATACTACACCAACTTCAATAGAGATGGTGATGCAGATAACTGCGAGTACTATTGGGAAGTTAATATAGAAGATTTGAATAAAACAGATAAAATAATCTTTGATAAGCTATGAAACCAAGTAAACTACAAAGAATACAAAGAGTTTTAAATTACTACCTAAAAATGGGAGTAAACAAAGAGAGCGTTAATGAAGTATATAGATCAATTTTAAAAGAGAAATGGAACATCCGGAAACAAACAAACTAATTAGTGCTATAATGACAGCACAAATTCTCAACAATCAATTATTTGATTTAAGAGTAAATAACGTATTTAAGCAAAGAGACAAACAGCTAATAAATAATGCTTTAAAAGTGCTTGAAAACGTAGAAACAAAATGGTATGATAAACTTTGTAAAACAGCAGAGGAGCAAACCTATGAGGTATACGATGTTTATAACTCCTTTATCAAGCAAATAGCTAATGTACCTATATTTGATATGCAAGTACTTATGCTATTATATCGGCTTTATAAGGACCATCCAAGTAAGCTCCAAGATTTAATAAATAGTAACTTTGATACTGATTATTTAAAAGAGATAGAAAATGAGAGTATTCTTTAATTTAGTACACGGATTCGCTTTTGGATTTATAGCTTATAAACCGAGTTATGAGTTTGATGATGTCGAGCCGGAAGATGAGTATACGGAAGTAGATATAATTATCGGATGTTTTTCGATTAAATTTATATACTAATGCTTGAGGTTATAGGTAAACAGCATCAAATGTGGTTAAAGTATCTCAATAAATTGGGATGCCAAAATGACTGCGAGGATATAGTCCAAGAGATGTATATAAAAATCTATAACTATCTGCAAAAGTATGACCGTAATCTAATGTATAACGATGATGAGGTTAATTACTATTTTGTATACGTTACTCTACAAAATTTGTATTATGATACGATTAAAAAAAAGAAACCTAACCTAACCGATATAGAAGATATAGAGGTAGTAGATGAGGAGTATGTAGAAGTAGACATTAGTAGAGAAATAGATGCTATTTTAAAATGGTATAACTCTGATGATATTGAAAATGTAGCCGGGAAAGAATACTACCGGAGAATATTTGAGGAGATATTTATAGAAAGAAAACCGGTAAGTGAATTAAGTAGAGAAAGTACGATTACTTATTGGTCCTTAAGAAACGCAGTTAAAATAATAAAAAAACAAATACAAGATTTACTATGAGTACGCAGCTTCATTATATGGGAAGTAGTAACTACGATGTTATAGATTTCTGCAAAGATTATAACCTTAACTTTAATAGAGGTAATATAGTCAAATATGTAGTAAGAGCCGGTAAAAAAGATGATGAGCTACAAGATATGCGAAAAGCATTAGATTATCTTTTAAGAGAAATAACCTATTTAGAGAAACAACAAGAGGAGTGGATTAATCAAAATAAGTAATATGCCAATACCAACACCTAAAAGCGATGAAACGCAAAAAGATTTTGTACAAAGATGTATGAATGATAATGTTATGATATCCGAGTATACGGATAAAAATCAGAGATATGCAATATGTATTAACCAATTTAAAACAAAATGAAACCCGTAATAGATATGTATTATTTACAAAGAGCTAAAATGCGTACCGGAGAAACCGTATATTTTCAAGCGATATACTCCAATGGTATAAATACAAAGATGTTAGCTTACAAGGTAGGAGAATCAATTAAAACAACTATATATGCTGAAGATTGGATCGAGATTGGAGATGCTATTTAAATATACCGGTATTAAATGGTTAGTTAAGAAGATTTACGGAGAAGATTGTGGATGCGACCAAAGAAAGGAGTTTTTAGATAATTTAGATAACTACTTTAATAGAAAATAATGGATAGAGAAGATTATTTATGGTGGTATGACTTTAGAGATAGAAAGGGTAATACTATAACTTATACGGAATATGAAAAGATTATGGAGCTTCACGCTAAATATTTTAACCATAAGTTAAAAAAACTATGCAAATGCAAACCATCCGGTATACAAAAGTACATCGATGATATAAACGAAATATATGCAAAATCACCCAAGCCAAAAATTAGATAACTTAACCGGGATAGAACGAATTAAAGCTTTAGAAGATTGGACTATCGCTTTATTGAATTTAGATGGATGGCAGTTAAATAGTAGTAACGACTTTGACCATTACGATGCAATAGGATTAACTCCTAAAGGACATAAGTGCATTATAGAAATGAAGTTTAGAAACGATTACTATGAGGAGAAGCTTTTAGAGAAGTATAAATATGATGCTTTGATGGAATATAAAGATTATATTAAAATCTATTTCGTAGCAGATAAGAAAGGTAATTATATGTATTGGTTAGATAATCTAATTATGCCGGAGGTAAAATTCTTAAAGATGGGTAAAACTACGCTATGGGATTCATATAAGATAACTAAAGCAGTTTATTTACTACCGGAGAAAAAAGCTACGATTATAAATGAGATATAGAAATATATCTTTTTTTTTGGTTTTTCTTTTTTATTAAAAAACTTTTTATATCTTTGTGGAAACTTTAAAGACAAAAAAGATGAAACACCGAATTGTAACTTTATTTGAAGTGGATTTATTAGTAGGATTTGATACTGATATCCATTATGTACGCATTGGAGATTTTGATGTAACGCATATTTTAGTGGACCAAGTTAGATTAGAAATTAAAAAACAATTAAATTTATGCTAACTAAAGATACTTGGTTTACCGTATTAGAGCAAATGAGAGATTTTGCTAAACAAGACAAAGAATTAACGCATATTACATTAGAGATTAAGATTAGAACTAATGTAAGCAAAGAAAAAAAGAATTGTATTTATAAACTAAACCTTACTAAAGATGAAGATTAAAACATTAGACCACAAAGAATGGGAGTTATCAGAGTTATTAGATAATATGCACTCCGATGAGTTTTATTATGGCTATTTAGGTAAGAATGCTTTTAGTAGTAGCTCACTTAAATTACTATTAGATTCTCCTAAAACGTACAAATATGTCACGCAGTACGGATCGGAGGAAAGCCAAGCTTTAAGAGATGGTAAATTATTCCATACATTAGTATTAGAGCCGAATAAACTAAACGAATATCATTTCGTTGATGTACAAAGCAAGAATACTAAAGCATACCAAGAAGCTAAAAAAGAGCATAAATTAGTATTTACTCAAAAGGAATTAGAAGATGCAGAGAGATTAGCAGATGCTATCTTTAAAAATGAGAGAGCTAAAGAGCTTTTAATGAAATCAGAATTTGAAATACCGGCAGCCGGAGTATTATATGGTTATCCGTTTAGAGCAAAAGCCGATATATTAAAACCGGGAGCAATAGTAGACCTTAAAACTACTACCGATGTAAGAAACTTCCAATTTTCAGCAAAGAAGTATAGATATGCTTTACAAGTATTTATCTACTGCCAATTATTTAATATCGAGTACAAAGAATTTACTTTCTTGTGCATTGATAAAAGTAATTTAGATATAGGTATATTTACTTGTAGTGAGGATTTCTATTACTCCGGAGAGCAAATGCTTTTAGAAGCTTTAGAAACGTATAAGAGTTATTTTGAAACTGAAGGAACTGATGTAAACGATTATTTAATTAGAGGTATATTATAAAATTTAAAAAGATGGAAAACTATAAGGTTACAAAAGATGAAAAAATAACATTTAATATTATAATAAAAAATATGATAAATGTATTAGGTATTGAGAGAACTGATGAACTTATTGCAGAAGTTGCTAATAAATCAGAAATCAAAAATGAAATTTATAAATTATACGATAAATTAAAAAAAGAATATAATAAATGATACGAGAAGTAAAAACTATAACAAAGAGCAAACCTACGAATAAGAAATATAACGAGGTAGCAAAGAGAATAGAGAAACTAACCGGATTAGATGTATTTCAAAACGTTAGAAACCAAGAGATAGTAGATGCAAGAGCTATGATGTGCTATATACTTAATAAATACTACTCTGAAACCTTACACGGAATAGCAAGATACTTTAGAGAGAATGGTAAAAGATTTGACCACTCTACGGTGTATTATAATATTCAATTATATGCTAACGATGTATCTAAACGTAGGAGAGATTTATCAGATAATTTAATGTACTTTGTAGGTACGGTAGATTCAACTACTCACTTAAATATTATATTAGATACGGTACTATCTCCGGATGACCAACAAAGAGTTATAGATGTCGTTAATAGATTAGTTAATAAATATTCAAATCGTAGCGTTATATAGTAAAAATCTTATGACAAATACTGACATATTAAAAGAGCAGATGATTGCTGCATTAGAAAAGACATTAGGTATAGTTACATCAGCTTGTAAGCAAGTAGGAATCAGCAGAGAAACGCATTATAGATGGTTAAGAGAAGATTCGGAATATAAGAAACAAGTAGATGATGTAGAAAATGTAGCTTTGGATTTTGTTGAAAGCAAATTGCACAATCAGATAGCTAATGATATACCGGTATCTACGATATTCTATTTAAAAACTAAAGGTAAAAAGAGAGGGTATATAGAACGTCAAGAAATAGTAACCGATTCGGATAACTTCTTTAAAGTAGAAATAGTGGATGCAGCAGATACGGACTAATGTAGTATTTAGACATTTAGAGCAATCGACTAAAAAGATTGTAATAGAGCAAGGAGGAACACGATCCGGTAAGACATATAACATTCTTATTTGGATTGTTTTCTCTTTTTGTGCAAATAATAAAAATAAGATTATAACTATCTCTCGTAAAACATACCCGGCTTTACGGACTTCTGCTATGAGGGATTTCTTTGAGATATTAAGAGCTTATAATATCTACGATGAGGCATATCACAATAAAAGTAATTCAGAATACTATTTAAACGGAAACCTAATAGAGTTTATTTCTTTGGACCAACCAACAAAGGTAAGAGGTAGAAAAAGAGATTTATTATATGTTAATGAAGCTAATGAGCTACATTGGGAAGATTGGCAGCAGTTAATATTTAGGACATCCGGGAGGATTATAATTGACTACAATCCATCTGATGAGTACCATTGGATATATGACAAAGTAAAAACAAGAGAGGATGCAGATTTTTATATAACTACCTACCGTGATAATCCATTTTTAGATAAAGAGATTAGAAGCGAAATAGAGCGTTTAAAAGAAACTGATGAGACATATTGGCAAGTATATGGATTAGGGCAAATAGGGCAACGTAAATCGCTTATATTTAGATTTAATGAGATAACGGAGATACCTAAAGGAGCAAAGCTATTAGGATATGGTATGGACTTTGGATTTACAAACGACCCTACTACTTTGGTAGCTGCATATGAGATGGGAGATAACTTATATTTAGATGAGCTGATATATAAAACCGGACTAACAAACCAAGATATTAGCCAAGAGCTTAAAGCATTAGGATTCGATAAAAGAGATGAGATATTTGCAGACGATGCAGAGCCAAAAAGTATAGAGGAATTATATAGAATGGGATGGAATGTAAAGAGAGCAAATAAAAAAGAAGTTATGTTAGGTATTGATATAATGAAACGCTACGTTATACATATTACTTCCCAATCCGTTAATATGATAAAGGAGTTTAAAAACTATAAATTCATAGAAGATAAAAACGGAAATATCCTAAATAAGCCGGTAGATATGTTCAATCATACGATTGATCCGGTCCGATACATTTGCTATAATAAAAAGAGCAAACCGAACTACGGTAAGTATGCAGTTAGATGACGCAAATTGCGACTTCCAAAAAAAAATAAAAAAAATTTTAAATAAATGCTTGTTTATTAAAAATATGTTTATATCTTTGACAAACAATTTAAAACTAAAACAAGAAATTATGACTATTGAATCAATTTTAAGTATAGTAAACAAAATTACAAGAGATAACTATACAAAGTTAGTAAAGGTAAAAAACAATATTGGCGATTGTTATATAATAGTATCATTTGGAGATGGTGGTACATTATATGGAAGTTACGAATCTAATGCATTATATTATTTAGATAGAGTTGGGCAACCATTTAGATTTAGAAGATAATTTAAATAAAAAAAGAAAAAATATGGAGACATTAGACATTTTCAAAACTAAAACAGCAGTAGAGCTATTTAAAGAATGTACGGAGTATTACATCCCGGAGGAGCATAAAAATCATTTCTTAAACGTATTTAAAGCTTGTTTAGAAATTGAGGAGAAGCAATGGGATACACAAAAGCATAGAGGAGTAATCGAATATTTAAATAAAAAACTAAACAAATGAGAACGATATTAGATTTAACGATAGCAAGTATAGGATGTTTATCAGATAACAATTATATATGTGCAGCAGTATTAGTATATGTTATTTATAGATTATATCAAGAAAGTAAACAATACACCTAAACAACCTACAACACAACTACCGGGAGCTATATGCTCCCTTTTTTTTTATCACAAAGCCAATAAGATAAACGTTATATAAGTATGAGAGTTAGTATAAATATTCCCGATTCATTAGCAGAGATTACTTTAGAGCAGTACATTCAATTTAATAAGATTGTAGAAACTAATAAAGACAATCCCAATGCAGAGAGATTTCTCCAATTAAAAATGTTAGAAATCTTTTGTGGTTTACCATATGCAGATGCAATTAAATATAAGTATACCGATGTAGTAGATATTACTAACCATTTAAGTAACCTATTAAGCCAAAAGCCGGAGTTAGTTCGTACCTTTAAAATGGGAGGTAAGGAGTTTGCTTTTGTACCTAAAATAGATGATTTGAACTTTGATGAGTACACTACAATAGATACTAATATCGGAGATTTGAATACGATGCATATTGCTATGGCTGTTTTGTATCGACCTATCAAAGTAGGTAATTTAAAAACCGGATATGAGTTAGAGGAATACGAAATAAAGAAATATTGGGATGCTATGAAGCAGATGCCGTTAGATGCTATGTTATCTGCTGTGGTTTTTTTTTACGAACTCGCGAGCGAATTAATGAAAGTTACCCGGAGCTATTTGGAGGAGATGCTGACGGATCAGAATTTTCGGCAAGAGGTCAGTTTAGTAGAAAATGGAATTGGTATACTTCACTCTTTAGAATCGCTGATGGGGACATTACAAAATATGCCACTATCGCTAAATTAAATATACACGAATGTTTGTACTATTTAGCTTATAAGAATGATTTAGACAAATTAGAGGCACAAGAAATAAAAAACAATTTTAAATGATAACAAGTACCTACGGACTGCAAAACTTTTATAAAGTAACTGAAATGCTTAAAGATGCGTTTTCAGATAGTCCATACGTTAACACAATAACCTACGGTAATATTTTTGAAGTAGATTTAAATAAGCTTACTATATTTCCTTTAGCTCACGTTCAAGTAGATAATGCCCAACATAATAACAATGTAATTACATATACGATTACTATTATGAATATGGATATAGTAGATATCTCTAAAGATGAGGTAGTAAATCCGTTTGTAGGGAATGATAATTTGCACGATGTATATAATACGCAGTTAGCAGTTATAAATAAGTTTATCCAAGAAGTAAATAGAGGCGATATAAGCAGAGATGGTTTTGCTTTGAATGGTGTACCTACTTCGGAAGCTTTTAGTGATAGATTTGAGGCACAATTAGCCGGATGGGTAACTACTATACAAATAGACGTAGCTAATAATATTTCGGTATGTTAGATAACCTTAAAGCTGCCTTATTAGAGTTTCGAGATAAGGTAGTTATAGATGCAAGGAGAGAATTAAAAGCTCAAAATAAAGTATCATCCGGAAAGCTTTTTAATAGCATACAAGGAGGACCGGTAAAGACATCAAAAAATAGTATCGAGTTTTCTATCGAGATGGAGGACTACGGTACTTTTGTGGATAAAGGTGTTAATGGTATTCGCTCTGCTTATGCTACTCCTTATTCGTATAAAGATAAGATACCACCACCAAGCAAATTAGATAAATGGATAGTAAGGAAAGGGATAGCTCCAAGAGATGAGAAAGGTAAATTTATAGATCGTAAAAGCTTACAATTTGCAATAGCTAAAAGCATTTACCAAAATGGATTAAAACCTACTTTGTTTTTTACTAAACCATTTGAGAAATATTATACAAAATTTGAATTAGATATAGATAGAGAATTATTTAAAGATGCAGATGATATGATGCAGTTTGTAATTAAGCAAAATTTTAAGAAATGATAACAATATTAGCGAGAAGCCCATACTTTGTAAGAGTAGATGAATCTTTGCAAACTGCTGCTAAAGTAGAGCTATTTATTTGGAATAAAGGAGACAGCGAGCCGATTAGTCCTACTTATACATTAGAGAAACCGATAGTAAGCTCATTACAAAGAGATTTAGTATTTAATATATCTCCTTATTTGTTAGAGTATATCGACTACGAGAATTATAGCGTTTTTTCTCCATATCCCGGAGCAGTAGAGGAAGATGCGAGTAAATGGTGCTTGGTCCGTATTAAAACATATTATAAAACTGCTGCATCAGAGGAATGGGAAGCTTTAAGCGATATACAAGATATAGCTGCTGTTAACGGATTTTCTTTTTATACGGAGGGAGGAAACTATCAACTTTATAGCCAAGAGTGGTTAGATAACTTTAATGTTATTCCTTTAAGTAATGCAAATATCAAAAGATACGTTAATCAGTATAGCGAAGTTAATTTAACTGCTATTGATTATTTTAACGTACTTATAAATCACGATGGAACTTCAGAAACCTATGTAGAATATACTTATATTCCCGGAGGTATTATACCGGATATAAAAGAGCTATTACCTTTATTAGATGGAACGGATGCAGCCGGTATTTATAACTTTAAAGTACCTTATATTTATTCGGAAGCTTCTCCTATTGAATTTATAGAAGCTAATAGCACAATAGAGATAATTACGGACCTTACTACCGATACGATGCCTATTTATTCAGTAGAGCAAATATGTGAGCCAAAATATACACCGGTTAGATGCACTTTTCAAAATAGATACGGAGGATGGGATGCTATTTGGTTTTTTAAAGCACAATCCGGGCAATATGATATAAATAATAGTACCTATCAGTTAGCTAAAAATATTCCTTATAGCACAATGGTAGGGCAAACTAATCAATTTAATTATAACATCAAAGAAAGCATTAGAGTTAATACCGGATGGGTAGATGAAAACTACTCCGATTATATATTAGAGCTAATGTCTTCTCAAAGTATTTATTTGGATTTCGTACCGGTTACCATTAAGAGTAAAAACCTACAAAAGAAAACGTACATTAAAGATAAAAACATCAACTACGAAATTGAATTTGAGTACGATTTTAATTTATTTAATGACCAAATATAATGCAAGTAGAGTTATATATATATTTACCTAATAACTTTGAGGTAACTGCTGATTTAACAAGCATAACAGCCGATAGTGATATTATTACTGCTGATGTAACTATGCTTGAAGATTTATACACAGCAGAGAAGTTAGATTTATTCCAAGATGAGAAAATATCAGTAACTCAAAACCTAATCAACTATCAAGATATATCAAAACTATTTGCAGATTATTCTCAAAGTTTTACTATACCGGCTTCTACGCATAACAATTATGTATTAAAGTATTGGTATGATAATGCATTAGTAGATGGATTTGATGCGAGATATAGATACGATGGTTTTATAGAAGTAGACAAGGTTAGATTTAAGATAGGTACGTTTCAATTAGATTCAGTTACTATAAAAGAGCGTAAACCGGAAAACTATAAAATAACATTTTTTGGAAAGGTTAAGCAGTTAAAAGATTTATTCGGAGATGCTAAACTATCTACATTAGATTATAGCTCCTTAAATCATACTTATACACCATCAGAAGTTTATTCTCGTATTACTACTTCTACTGCTTATGATGTAAGATATCCTTTATTTGCTCACGATAGATTATATGACTTCGGAGGAGGAGGTCCTAACGATGTAACTACTAATGCCGGTGCTATTGGATGGAATACTTTATTCCCGGCTATTAAAGTTAGCAAGATATTTGATTTAATTCAAAATGAATACGGAATTACTTTTAACTCTATATTCTTTAATGCCTATCAGCAATACAAAAAGCTTTGGATATTATTAAAGAGTGCTGAAAGTATGACTGCATTATCAATTCCTTTACAAATAAATTTTACAAGTAAAAATACGGGATTTGATGCTATGAATTTAGATACTGACGAATGTAATTTTAATGGTTTATCAGTACCATTTGCATTACCATCCGGTACGCAGTATGCATATTGTCAACCATCATCTCCTTTTTTAAAAATAACTACTACTTCTACGGTTAATTATAAAGTTAATTATTATAAAAATGGTCAATTAGTAGGAGCAAGTAATACAGTAAGTGGTACGCAAACTATATATATAACCGGATTATTAAATCAGTATCCCGATCCTAATAAAATAACTTTTAAATTAGTATCGGATGCTCCTATGACTTTTACAAGCGAGCTTAAATTATCTTACTCTAAATTTTATGGTAATACTTTATATACTTTTGTAGGTACTGCAACCGGAGCTTCGCAAACAACATTATCAGATATAAATATAGCTAACTATGTACCGGATATAAAGCTGTATGATTTTTTTATGGGTATTGTAAAAATGTTTAATTTAGTTATTATACCTACTTCTGAAACTGAATTTACAATAGAGCCATTAGAGTTATGGTATTCATTAGGTAAGATAAACGATATAACCGAAAATGTAATAGAGGAAAGTATAGATTTAACTCCACCTAAAATATTTAAAGAGATATCCTTTAATTATGAGAAATCAGAGAATATATTAAATAACGCATTTAGAGAACTATTTACAAATATTAGAGGATTTGATTACGGAGATTTAAGATTTATTTCAGATACTACGGTAACGGATAGCAAATATGAAGTAAAGCTACCTTTTGAAAATGTAATGTTTGAACGTGATAACGATAGTACATTTCAAACTACTACGTTTAAAGATAAGAATCTAAATAACTATTTACCTAAACCGGTATTGTTATATGAGAATCAATTAGCAGCATCTTTGGATAGTACCGGTACAACCGTAGCTATGAAGTTTTTTAATGGTACTACATATCAAAATATGATAGTATACCAAAGATTTAGTAATGAATTAGCTCAAGTCCCCGGAAGCAGTACAAATATATTATCTACTTGTTGGAATAATGAACAATCTTCTTGGTTTGTTAACTCTGTTATGCAAGGATTGTATCAAAATCAATATTCACAATGGGTAAGCAATTTGTATGATGTTAATGCAAGGATAGTAACTTGTAAAGCTTACTTTAATCCATTTGAATTATCTAACATTAAAATGAATGATAGAATAGTTATAAAGGATGCAAGGTATGTTATAAATAATATTACTACGGATTTAACTACGGGAGAAAGTAATTTAGAATTAATAACTGATTTTAGACCTACCGTTATGCAGTTTGCCGGAGGTACAATAGGTTTTAGAATGGCTAACGTAGATAGTTTACTAATTAGTAAGGATGCATTAGATACAAATTTAGTAGCTTATTTGGACCAATTTGAGCAGTTTGATTATTTAGCTTCTCCTAATGGTTTATTATCGTATACTTTGAAAACCGGAGTAACCGATAACGATGAATTTAACGTAACGATGCCGGCTAATGCTACCGGAGTAGAGCGTACCGATGCAGTAGCTTTAAAATACTATTTAGATGGAGAGATTTATTATTATTACATATTTATAACACAAGAGGGATGATAGGAGATATTATTAAATTAGTTAAGGAGACACCTTATGGCAAAAGCGATATAATAGACCAAGCCAAAGGAAAGTACAAAAGACCATCTACATTTAAGGAATTGATTTTTAAAATAAAACAAATAGTTAGAAATGATTAAAAAAGAAATAGAGATTAGTGTAGATGCTTCGAAAGCCGAAGCCGGATTAGATGATATAGCTACATCCATTCAAGACCTTAATAAAGAAGTAACATCCTTTGCTAAAAAAGGAGATAAAGCTATTGATGACCTTTCTAAATCAGCTAAAAGTGCAGAGAAAAATACTAAAACTTTAGCAGAGGGATTTAAAGGAGCAGGATTGGCTTTAAAAGCTATGGGTATTGGATTAGTTATAGAGGGGATGCAAATGCTCAAAGAGGTATTTATGTCTAATCAAACCGTAGCAGATGGATTTAGTGCAGTTATGGGTACGGTATCATCCGTATTTACACAAGTAACTAATGTAATAATATCAGTAACCGAAAAGGTAAGTAAAAACTCTAAAGGTTTTGAGGGATTAACTAACGTTATAAAAGGTTTGATGACTATTGCATTAACTCCTTTGAAACTTGCTTTTTATAATGTTCAGTTAGCGTTAAATGGTATTCAGTTAGCTTGGGAGGAATCGCCTTTTGGAGATGGAGATCCGAAACGAATTAAAGAGTTAAAGAAACGTATAGAAGATGCTGCATTATCTATAAAAGAAACCGGTAAGGAAGCAGTTAAAGCCGGAGTACAAGTAGCTACTAATTTAGGTAAAGCCGGTAAAGAAGTAGGACAAGTAGTAAGTGGTACTATTGATGGAGTAAGTAAGATAAACGTAGCAGCTACCTATGAGCAAGCTAAAGCTAATGTGCGATTACAAAATACTGCAAAGATAGCAGAAGCAGAGCAAGCAAGATTAGTAGAGCGTTACGATAGACAAGCAGAGAAATTACGCCAATTAAGAGATGATGAAAATAAAACTATTTCAGCTCGTATAAAAGCTAATGAAGATTTAAAGAATGTTTTAGATAATCAAGAGAAAGCTATGTTAGCTCAAGCAGATGCACAAATAGCTGCTGCTAAAATGACTTATCAGCAAAATAAAACTATTGAAAATCAAGTAGCTTTAAAAAATGCTTTAACTAATAGAGAGGGAGTATTAGCTCAAATCGAGGGATTTAGATCAGAGCAGAAAGCTAATGCAGTAGCTTTAGGAAAAGAGGAAGATGAAATAAATAAATCTAATTTAGAAACTGCTACCGAATTAGCTAAAAACCAAAAGAATTTCGATGCAGAAAGAATTAGAGATATAGAAAAGAAATTAAATGCTCAAAAAGATGCGTTACAATCAGAGTTAGATGCAGAAACCGATAAGTATAATAAATCTAAAGAGAAATATGCAGAGGGTACACAAGCAAGAGCAGAATTAGATAAAGAGTATGCGTTAAAAAAGCAAGAGTTAGAAAACGGAATTACTGCTAAAGAAGATGAGTTAGCTTTAACTAAATATGAGAAATCAGTAGAGCAAGCACAAAAGATTATTGATAATGATAAGATGGCTTTTGATGCAAGATTTGCAGCATTAACGGAGCAAGAGAATCTAATTAAAAATAATACCATACTATCAGAGGAGGAACGTACAAAAGCATTAGCAGATAATACTAAAGCAAGAATAGAACTCACAAAAGCAGAATCCGAATATAGAATAGCACAAGCACAAGAAGTAGGAAACGCATTAGGAGCATTAGGAGATTTAGTAGGTAAGCAAACTGCTGCCGGGAAAGCATTAGGTATAGCACAAGCTTTGATTAATACTTATATTGGTGTTACTGAAATTTTAAGACAAAAATCCGTACTACCATCTCCGGCTGATTACATCGCAAAAGCTATTAACGTAGCAGCTACTTTAGCAAGTGGATTTAAAGCAGTAAAAGCTATTACTTCGGTTAAAGTACCGGGAGGAGGAGGAGGAGGTAATACTCCAAGTGGATTTGGTACTTCAGGAGGTGCTTCTCCATCTTTTAACGTAGTAGGTAATAGTGGAGTGAATGCTTTAGCACAAACAATAGGTACGCAAACGCAGAAACCATTACAAGCTTATGTAGTAGCTCAAAATGTTACAACAGCTCAAAGCTTAAATAGAAATATAATTCAATCAGCAACTTTAGGATAATAATCGTTATACAAATATGGAAGTAATAGAACTAATTATAGATGAGGAGAAACTACAAAGTGGTATAGAAGCTATTAGCGTAGTAGAACATCCGGCTATTGAGGAGAACTTTGTAGCATTATCAAAAGAGTACAAATTTGAGCAAGTAAGTAACGAAAAGAGATTACTTGTAGGACCATTACTAATCCCGGATAAAAAGATATACCGTAGAGATGGTAATAAGGAGTATTATGTGTTTTTCTCTAAAGATACGATCCGTAAAGCAAGCGAATTATATCTTATGAGAGGTTATCAGAATAACGCTACCTATGAGCATAAAGAGTCCGTAGATGGATTAACTTTAGTAGAATCTTGGATTATAGATAGCAAACAAAATGATAAATCTAATCACTTCTCTATGGATTTACCGGAGGGTACTTGGATGGGAGCTATCAAAGTTAATAATGATGTACTTTGGGAAGATTATGTAAAAACCGGACAAGTTAAAGGATTTAGTATAGAGGGATATTTTGTAGACAAGTTAGTACAAGAAGAACAAGAGGAAGATTTATCTGCTGAAATAGAAATAGGATTAGAGTTACTGCGAGTTAAAGCAGAGCTATTAAAAAAAAAATTCAATTAGAGAGCTATACGGACTATCCTAAAGAAG